GCTAAAAACAAAACCCGAGCTGATAGAATTGGTTCAAGATTTGGAATCTGAGCTGGCTGTTGTCAGGGCGCAGCTTGTTCTTGTTACGGGGTCTTATCGCCGGGATATGATGCGTGAGATGCGTAGCGGGTTTGATGTTGACGAGTTTGAGGAGAGGTTAACTGGGCTAATGAAAGGAGCAGAAGGATGATCGGACACAGGGATGGTGTGAAGGTTGATGTTTATACATATGGGCAATTGCTCAAGAGATTGATGGATCAGCAGCCTGACTGGGAATTGGAAGATGCAATGGAGTGGGCTGATTACAATATTGTCGGTGCTTGGGAAGGGCCGGAGACTCCAATTTATGTATCATTGGATGAGAATGACGAGTTGGTTGTTATGAATGACTGGAGTAGTTACAGCATCGAGTTTGATAGGGAAGCTGTGATGAAGCAGTTTAAGTTGGAGGAGATGTATGATTAGTCCTGATGAGGCCATGCGGATTGTTCAAGAGTCTGTTCCCGGCATGGATCACGTTGGGCAGGAGGCAATACTTGCCAGATTAAAGTGGCTACAGATAGCAAGGCCCAACCAGATTATTCCGGAGGAGAAGGACTGGAGTTTCTGTGGAGCTTTGGCAGGCCGTGGATTTGGCAAGACGATGATGGGGGCGGCGTGGGCTTGGTGGCAAGGATGGAGTGAGCCTAAGACGTTTGGGGCAATTATTGCACCGACTAGGTATGATGCGCAGTCTGTTTGCATTGAAGGGCCGGCAGGGATATTGGCTCAAGCACCTCCTAGTATTATCAAAAGTTACAACAAAAGTGAATTGAAAATTACGTTTGTTAATGGATCGACGATGCAGGGATTTTCTGCAAGTGAGCCGGATCGGTTGAGAGGACCGCAGCATCATTGGGCTTGGTGCGACGAGTTGGCTGCTTGGGAGAGTGGCGACGAAGTTTGGGATATGCTGCAATTTGGTATGCGGTTGGGGGATAACCCGCAGACTGTATGGACAACAACACCAAGGCCGACACCTACTGTAAGGAGATTGGTAAACCTTCCGGGAACTTTGTTGATTCGTGGGTCAACATTTGACAATGAAGCCAACCTGCCTGCGAGCTTTTTTCAGAACCTTGCCCAGTATGATGGCACAAAGATTGGCCGTCAGGAATTAATGGGTGAGTTGCTGGACTCGGAGGAAGGCGGGATTATCAAGAGGGAGTGGGTAAGTCTGTGGCCAAGATCACAGCCGTTGCCGCCTTTCCAGATAATTGTTGTCTCTCTTGATACAGCGTTTACAGAAAAGACAAGAAACAAAAAGAGCGGTGATCCTGATCCTACAGCGTGTACTGTATGGGGATATTTTGATCATGATGGAATGGTTGGTTTTCTTCTTCTGGATTGTTGGGAAGATCACCTTGGCTTCCCTGATCTTGTTGATCGTGCCAAGAAAGAAATGAATGTCAGGTGGGGCGATGAAGAGTTCAGGGCAATCATTAAACCGCAATTTGGATCAAGGAAGCCCTACAACATGGGTAAGAAGCCTGATCATATTCTCATCGAGGACAAGGGTTCCGGTATATCCCTTAGGCAAACCCTCTACAAAGAAGGAATTTTTCCAATTGCTTATAATCCCGGAAGGGCTTCTAAGCTCCAAAGGCTTCATGCAGTCTCCCATCTTTTCCATTCTGGATTAGTTTACGTCGTTGAGTCCAAGAAAATGGCAGGCGCACCAGCAACGTGGACAGAAGAATTCCTGTCACAGCTTTGCTCCTTCCAAGGTGAAGGGTCTATCCGGCACGACGACTATGTTGATTCTGCCACTCAGGCTTTGCGCTGGATGGCTGATAATGCTAATGTGTCGATCAGCGAGCAGCCTGAGATTGATTACAAGCCTCCCCGTCCAGTGGTGAACCCATATGCTTTATAGTCCTAAAGGTTTCCAAGATATTGTTTCAAAAGCAAAAATGGCCCCGGCACAACTTCAGTCGCCATTGAATTTTGCTTATGGTGGCTTAGTCTATGATGGTCAAAGCCAGATTAATGACATGATGGCAAGCCCAAGTGGTTTTTCAGGTATGTCCGATCAATTGAATATGGCTGAAGGCGGGATGGTTGATTTTGAACAATATTCTGAAGAACCTTCACAGGATACGTCTGAATACTATCCTGTATCCGGAGAGGCAACACAGCAGCAAAGTCCTTTTGCCACTGGCCTGATGCCGCAAGATACTCCTCCACTTACACCTCCAATTGCACCGCCATCTACATCGACGCCATATCCTGCACGGGTTATGGGATCATTCTCCAATTCTCCGGGGTCCAATTCCATTGCACCTCCCTTGTCTTCCGTAGATCAGACCAAGACAATTGCAGACCCCGCTCCTGTCCCGGCTCCTACAATTTCACCTGTTGCGATGGCACATGGTGGAGCTGTAGGTGGACGCATGGCATCGACCATGAAGGCAGAGTTTTCAAAGCGCGGTCTGGACTTTGACAAGTACATGGCTAAACGCCTCGCTGCCAAAGGCCATAACGGCGATACAATGCTTGCTCATATCAATCCATCTGAAGCACAGATGTTGAAACAAGCTGGTGGCTCCGGAAGAATTAATCCTGATACTGGCCTGATGAGCTTTGAACCCGGATATGGTGGGCTTGGTGCGGGGGCAACAGGCAATTACGGAAATTCAGGCGGGTATCAAGACCAAGGCCGTGGCTCTGGCGTTGTGGATCGTTACGACAGCAAAGGTGCAGGCAACACTGGTGGTAGCGGCAATAGCGGCGGCGGTGACGGCGGAAAAGCCGCGAGAGATGCGGCGGACGATGCTCGCGCTAAAGCAACTCAAGAGGCTATAGACCGTGACAGACAAAAAACTGTCGCGGAAGTGTTGAAACGGGTTAATGATCAAACACAAACCCCTTTAGAAAAACAAATTGCAGATGATTTTAATAAAATTGCTAAACAAACGGGATATGTCGACCCAGCTCAGAAACTTGCTATGGAACAACAACAGCAGGAGCGGCAACAGGAACTTAAATTAGAAAGAGATCAGGAAGCTCAAAGAGTCCAGCAAGAAAACCTGACCAGAGCCTATCAACAGATGGGAGCAAACAGGGACCAATATCCACAAGGGCCGCTATCTACGTTTGGTGACGGCAGCGATATCTTGAAAACTGGCAGCTTTGAAAAAGAAAAATCATTTGGTGAAAATGTGTATGATGCAGTCAAATCAGGCGCTGGTTCCGTATATGATGCGGTAAGTGACGGAATGTCTGCTTTAGACAATTATTTAAAATACAATCCAAAAGACCTTACACTAGCATCAATGGCTGGTAGTGGATATTTAAGACCAAGCATTAAGTCTCAAGACCAAGTTTTACCTGATTCTGCTGAATCAGCTTATATTGCTAAGCCTCCCCTACAACTTACTCGTGGTATTAATGCTTCTGATGTTGGCCCTGTATTGGCTAATGCGCCGTTGCCGCCTGTTAGAGATGATATGTCTAGCAAATTAGCAAATGCGTCACTTAAAAACCCTGATGCACCTCCTGCTGAAGCCCCTGCCCCCGCCCCTGCGCCTCCAGCGGCTGCGCCCCCTAAAAAAGAAGAATCATTATTTGGAAATATTTTTAATGATATTATAGAACATCCTTTTAGAACAGGGATAAATGCGGTAACAAGCCTTATTCCGGGTGGCGCTTTGTTAAATTTAGGATCAAATTTAACTGGTATGTACCCGTCAGTTGGACAGATGGCTGAAAACGCAGTAAGCGGACAAAATATTTTTAGCAACGCCCCACAAGGCATTTTAACTGGTCTTACTGGCGGGGCTAATGCCTCATCCCCAAATCAAAATATGCTGACTTATGATCCCGTTGCCAGCTATCAAAACGGCGTACAGTTTATTCCTGAAACCACAATGGGATACGGCCCTTACGGAAATTTGACGCGGGAGCAGTATAGAGATCAATACGGTGGCAGGGATGTTCCTGTAATTCCAAACAAACCTAAAGTACCAACAACACCTGATACAACTACACCTGATACAACAACGCCAGATACTCCTACCAATGGTCTAGGGCTTGCTACTTATGATCCAAGAAACTATCTTGGTCTGCCGGATGACCCGTTAACTTATGGATTTGGCGGCGAGCAGGTTTATTACAAAGCAATGGGCGGGGCTGTTGGCCCTTTAAGTCAAAAACGGAAGTAAAACATGGTCGATGATCCACTAGAAGAGCTTCTTGACTACCAAGAAGGTGAAGAAGTTGAGCTTGAAGGTGAAGAAAGCGACGTAGAAGATACGGACGATGGCGGTGCTATCGTTACTATTGAGGAAGAAGGCACGGAATATAATGAAAATTTGGAGTTTTATGCAAACCTTGCTGAAGATATCCCTGAAACTTCATTAAAAGAGCTGGCAACAGACCTTCTCGACGCCATTGCCCGTGATAAAGAAGCCCGTAAACTGCGTGACAAGCAGTATGAAGAGGGTATCAAGCGTACCGGACTGGGTGATGACGCCCCCGGAGGCGCACAATTCCAAGGTGCATCCCGTGTTGTGCATCCAATCCTTACAGAAGTGTGCGTAGACTTTGCCGCTCGCACGATCAAAGAGATTTTTCCCCGCACAGGTGCTACATCCGGCCCTGTAAAAGATCAGATTGTAGGAATGCCGACGGCTGAAAAGGA